AGCGTTTGTGAGAATACCAGTTAGATCATCATACTCACCGTCTCCACTAAGAAGTTGTGTATCTACAACTCTCTTAAGGTCTGTTATCAAGAAGTTTTTAATTTCTGATACCAAGTTTGGCAAATCTTCAGCCATTTCAACTGAATATTTTGAGTAAACACCGATTTTCTTAACTTCTGCTGTTCTTCTAGCAAAATCGTAATCCTTTTGAGGAAGTTTTGCTAATTCAGCAATAGGAAGTGGATCTCCATCTTCTCCAGTTGTTTCAATCCAAGCATCAAGGTTTGAACTGATAGTTCCTACATTGACTAAATCTTGAATAAAAGGAGCTCTTTGTGGATCTCTAGATACGACAGTATCAAGTTCTGCTTGTGGCAGTTCTCCAGTTATATTTCCATCAATAGAAATATCTCCTGCTGTTTTTATCTTTGCAAGATCAAAATCTTTCATCTCAACTGTAATTGTAGATTTCTGACTCTTAATCTTTGAAGCAAACTCTTTCATTTGCACAGGGTCAATAGACAAAAGAGATTTTGAAGATTTCTTTGACAAAGATTTCTTTGCAAAAGCTTCAATATCTTCTTTCATTTCCTTAACCTTTGAATCCAATTTAGCTGACATCTTTGTTTCAATATCTCCAGCTTTCTTTGTGAAGATTTTTTCAACAATTTCTTCTGCTTCCTTTTCATCAACTACTTCCTCTTTCTCAACAGTTTCAGGGAGTTCTTGAACTTCCTTAACTTCTTCGCTTATGACTTCTGCCTCATCTCCAACTTCTTTTAACAAAGCTGAAAGTTCTGCTTTCTCTGATGAGGTAGCAAAACCTTTTGATTTCAAAGTCTTTAGCATTTTTAACAATTTTATCATTGTTTTATTTTTTACTAATAAACTAACCTTATAATACAAGCCCTGTGGGATAGGGTGTAATAAACCCACTTATCTTTAATTATAACGAACGCAACGCACTAAACAAAAATCTTTTCTTTTCTGATAGATTATTTCTTAAACCTCTTTCATCTATATTTTTTAATGCTTTAGTAATTGTAAAAAGTTTTTCTTTCTGTGATTCAGACATCTCATCATTTTCTATTTCTTTGATAGCTTTAAGCATAATCTTTAACATTTCTTTTTTAGTATCAATAACCTCTTTGGTTTTCATAAACTCACCAATAGCCTTAACTTCAATTTCTTTCTTTAATGTTTCTGTTTCTGATTCTATTTCTTTCACTTTCTTTTCAAATAAAGCTTTAGCATTAGCTGGGACTGAAACAAAAGACACTTCAAGTAATTCTGATTTTAATATTCTACCCTCATTATCAAATTCATTAGGTATAAATCCAGCAGATGAAGCATTTAAAAATCCATTATCAGCCATTTCTTTAGCAAGGACACCTTTAGGATTCATAAGTGCAAATTCTATTTCACCTTTTAATTTTTCACCATCTATTCTCATATTATTTACCTTTCCAACGATATGAGTTATAGAGTCGTAGTTATGACTATCTAACAAAACAGGATTAGCCTTATAACCATCTAAAATCCAATTCTGAATAACAATATCTCCGTGTCTATCTTTATCTGGTGTAGAAAATACCATAGTCAGGATTTCTGTTTCAGTTTCTTCTTTCTTAACTATTGATTTTTCAAAAGAGATAGGAAGTTCAACAGAAAGTCCTTTATATTCTGTCTTTACTTTTTCCCAGAGTTCTTTTTGAGTTGAAACACCCATTTCTTCAAAACTCTTGTTTGTTATTCTGTAAAAAATATTTTTCATTTTTAATATTATATCATAAAACTAATAAAAAACCTACACCCTACATCTATTATTACTTTTGGTTTTGTTATGACATCTATAACATAGAGTCATACCATTTTTTATGTCCCACAGTTTGTCTGTTCTTAATGCTGTATCAATATCTTTTATGTTATAAATATCAAGTAATTCTGCAAAAGATATTATATGATGACACTCTATCTTATCACCACTTTTACATTTAACACATCTAAACAAATCTCTAGCAAAACAAGACATTCTCCAATCCTTATAAACAGATGTATTTCTTAGGTTTTCTTTAAGAGATTTTTTACCACCTTTCCAGTTATTACCTTTTTCACCTCTTTGTGCTAAAGATTTCTTTAATCTGGTTTCATAACTGTCTCTTTTAAGCAGGTTAGCGTTTATCATTCTTAACTTACCTTTTGGCGACATTGTGCAACCATTTCTCTTTCTAGAAATAGCTATTTTTCTTTTACTTTCAGCTTTCCATAATCTTGCTTTATTTGAACAAGATATAGAACAATAAACCTTACTTTTTCTATATAAAACAGTAAAGGGTTCTCCACAATATTTACATTTTTTATTTTGTAATTTAATTTTAGTCATATATTTTATACAGTGGAACATCTGCAGTTAATAGTTTCTTCGGCTGGTCCGTTTGGATCTCCTGAAAAAAGTAGTCCATTAGAAAATTTCTGGTCAAGTTTTCTTTCTTCACCATCAAGATAAGCGTGGCTATCTCTAGTTCTATCATCTAAAACTGAAACCCAGATTTTTAAATCTATTCCAGCCTGTCTATTTGTTTCAAAGCTACCTTTTTGAACAGCTCCGTGGACTTCTGTTCTAGCTATCATCTTTGCTCTGTTAGTATCAAATCCATCATAAACAGATTCAACTCTTTTGATAAGCTGTTGTCTTGATTCTCCATTAGCAAAGGACTCTGCAAACTCTGATTTTAATTTATTATAAGTGGTTGAAGTTATTTCTTTAGCAAATAAATGAGCTCTATTTGTTAGCCACTTTTCTATTACATTTGTCATATCAAAGCTAACATCACCGATTAGTTCTTCTTTATCTTTTCCAGCTTCAATTAAAAATCTTCTTAAAAGTGGTAAAGCCATACCTGAAGCAAGTCTTATTTCTAAACCCTCATCTAAAACTGAATCAATAAGAGCTTTAGTAACAATTCCTTTTTCTTCGGCTTTTAATTCGTTTATTATTCTTTTCTTTTGGTCATCAAAATAAGAAGTTATCATAGAATAAAATTGAGCTTCTCTTTTGTCTGCTTTTCTTATCATAGCTTTCCTATACATATCTCTAAAACCTTTATCTCTGAATAGGGAAGTTATTTGAAATTCTTTTTTTTTAATAGAAGCGACAACTGGTTCTTCTTCAATTTCTTCTTTAAAACCAAGTGGCTGTTTAGCAAAAGAAACAAGAATATCATCTGCCTCTGGGTCATCTATTTTATCAAGTCCCATTATTTCTCTCCTCTCGTTTATAGTAGAAGCATCAACAGCATATAAAGCATTTACTTTTTTAATTTTTACATCTACATCTTCTGGACTTGGATCTTCATAAACTAAATCATATTCAGCAGGGATTAGTTTCCAGTCTAAAAGATTTACCAAGTCATCATAAATAGGTTTAACAGTTTCTCTTATGAAAACTCTGTAAGCCATATCTGCATTAGCAAAAGTTTCATCAGAAGTTATACCAAGAATAACATTAAGCACTCCAGTAATAACAGTTAAATCTCTGGCAAGAAGTTTTTTACTTTCTAGATATGCAAGTTCTTGTGGTGTTAATCCTAATCTTTGGACATTAGCTTCACCTCCTAAGAAAATAGGTATATCTGAATTTTGTGGATCTCTCCTTTCTTTTCTGTGTGAGTCTTTTAATTCTTTAAGCTGATCTGCTGTAAGATTATTTTTAAATGTGAAAACTGTTTCAGCTTGTCCACCATTTTTTATAATAGAATTTTGATATCTTGTAAGTTGATTATCAGTATCAATAGAATAAAGTCCAGCTTTAATTAAAGACATACCTTGCGTAGGGTCTTTAGGGTCTGGCTTAATCCAATAAATACATTCGTCATAAGGTATATTTTCTGTGCTTCCGTCCCTATGAGTATGAGTAAATGAAACAATATCTTTTCCTGAATAATTTATTTCTACTTTGCTTGAATTAAGAAGCTCAAGTGATTCTATATTTTTCAAGTCCTTAAATATATCTCCACCTTTTCCGATAATTCTTATAACAGCAAAACCTGAAACATCTCTATATTCTGAAGCTAATCCCCAGAAAGTTCTACCTGTCATATTTGGATTTGGTCTATCAAGCAAATCAAGTAGTGGGTGTTTCAAAACTTCCTCTCCATTTTTTAATAATTTAAATTTGATTTGTCCTACCTTTTGACTTCTTTTTTGAATACCTCTATTTACATAAAGTGAAATCTCATTAAGAGAAAAATACTCTGATTTATTACCAAACAAAGATGATAAATCTAAAGACTTTTTTATTGAGTAACTTGCAATACTTTTTTTCTTTAAAAATTCGCTAACTTTTTGAAAAATATTCATCTGGTTGTTATTTAGTTTTTTAATTGGTAATAATTATATCATACTTTCTATACAAAACCAACATAGCCCTGTTTTGAGTGTGTATCAACTCCGTATCTGATTCCATCAATAGTGTGATTATTCTTATCAATAGGATTATTTGTCGGTTCTTTGTTTCTGTCTAAAGCCCATACATAATTCTGAACTTCATTAGCAATATTTTTACTTGATTCTGTATAATAAATTTCTAAACTTAAAAGATTATCAATTCCAGCTCTTACGCTATCTTGCCCTTTAATTGCTGGTATAACATTCCAATTTTCATTTCTTAATTCCTCTATGGACTTAGGTTCTGCACTATCGGCATAGATAGGTTGTAATCTTGAAACCTTTAGATCTTCAAATCTTTTAGATAATTTCTGATTTGTAAGCCCTGTTTCATATACAAGCTCTCTCAAATAAACCTTATTGTTATGCTTTTTGATTTCTATAAGTGCTGTTGGATCATTAGTAAAACCAAAATCAAGTCCATAATATTTTTCAAATTCTAGTTCTTCGTATTCTTTATCTGTAATAGGTGTCCAATTTTTAAAAACTCTACCTCTAGCACCATCACTAACTAAACCTTTAATCATATTATAATAATAATCAGGTCTAGTTTCTTTATATCTTTTATAATTATCTTTAGTGCTTTGATTTAGATTAGTTGCATTATCTTCCCAAGTTGTATGAATATACAAAGCATTATGTTTTTCACTATCTTTCAATACTGGTATATAAAAACTATCAACATTACTATCAACCAAATTGAACCATCTTCTTATAATCCAATGATTTTTATCTGGTGGATTAAGTCTTAAAATAATAACAATATCTGATTTAATTGTTCTTAAGGAGTCATCAAGTTGCATAAAATCTTCCTCTGCTATTTCATCTGCTTCCTCAATATCAATATAATTAAAACTAGCAAGAGATTTTAACTTTGATTTCTGGTCACTAGATGATTTTCTAAAACCAATACCTTTTATTGAATTACCTTTATAATTTATCTCAAGAGTATTTTCTTTTATATCAAAAAAATTTGTTAATTCTAATTCATCAAGTCTGTCTAATAATTCTTGAAATGTAGAATTTCTTATATCTCCAAGAATAAATCTCATAATTGCACATCTAAAATATGAGGATTTTTGTAATAAACCTAACATTAACTGACTAGCAAAATAAGATCTACCAGCACCCCTACCACCCATCATAATTATATATCTAATTCCTTTGTTATTTTTTATATGATCAACAATAGGAAGATAATTTTTAACTACCTTTAATTTCATCTTGATTTTCAGTTACATTTTCTTTTTCTTCTGTGCAGTCTATAACTTCCCAAATAACTCCCTCATTTATTTTTTCTCCTCCAGTTGTATGATCCATAGGTTGTA